GTATTCCAAATAATGAATTGTTTTTTTACCCAAATTATCACATATCTTAAATACTTTTTGCATCAAAACCCATATGGCATAGTCGTGATGAAATTTTGTTTTTGATTCCAGTTTATACTGCCCATTATCTGCCCACATACCAGATGATATTGAATACATTGGGTATTCATCTACCATAAGAAGTGGATTGTCTTTATCAAAGAAATAAAAATCTACCAACTTTTGTATTTCAGGTTTTACTGGATAATGTGATGCCAATAAAATAGGAATGCCTTCAAACTCTTTTAATCTATGAATACACTCAATTAAATCATTTTCTTTTTCTTCTGTATCTGGCCAGCAGCCAACAACAAAAATATCATCCTTGTAATCGTTTGAATTTATTATTGAAACTTTTGGCGATAAATCGTATTTTTTTGTATTTTTTATACCACCCTTTATACCGAAGAAATATAAATCACCAAAACTATCTTCGTATTCAAAAATTCCATCTGGAAAATTGTTTTTAAAATTGTTTATGGATTCTAAAATATCTTTTGTGAATTTATTTTTTGGATTGTCATTAACTCTTTTGTCTGAAGCACAAGTTAGTAAAAATGCACCACCAGGACGTATCACATCAATTATTTTTGATATTGTTTCTTGGTAGTTATCATCTTCCTGTAATGATTCGGTTGATATTACTATATCAAAATAGTTTTTTGGACATTCATATTCCAAAAATTCCGTAACAATAGATACATTTTCACCTTCTTGTCTGTCAATACCGATATATTTGCTATTATTAAACAAATATCTATTGTTACCGTTTATGTCAAGTGATCCAATATCTAAAACTTTCGTATTTACAAAATATTCTGAAAACATATTTTTTATCTTTTCACAAAACATTTGTTGATTTCTATGTGCCATTTAAAAAACCTTTTTATTATTTCCAAAAATATATTAGTTGTAATGCATTATCAGTTCCACAGAACAATACATATGAATTAAATCCCAAGTTTGTTAGTCTATCAATGAAATCTTGTCTTAGTTTTTCATCAAATTTTAGATGTTCATGGTGATATTCCACTGCAATGTTTCGTATGTTTTTCAAATTTTCATCAGATATTCCATTTAATGCCATTATTTCTGATCCTTCAATATCTACTTTTAAGAAATCTATTTTAGGTATGAGTCCGGTTTCAATGATATAATCTAATGTGTAGATGTTTACATCATACTGATTGTGAAGTGGATTCGGTTCACACCAAAGATTTGAACCACCTAAATGTTCACTTTCAGTTAATGTTAATTTTCCCAATTTGTCACCAATAGCTGCATTGAAAAGTATAGTATTTTTAGGTGCATTTTGTTTTAGTATTTTGAAATATCGTTTATCTGGTTCAAATGTTATTATTTTTGATGCACCCATGTGATAAGCATATCGTGTAAACATACCGATGTTTCCACCCAAATCAACAACAATATCTCCTTCTTGTATTTTTATTCCATCTATTTTGGCGTAATCTTTTAAATTGTATATTTCGTGAAATATTGCACTATCCCATCCGTATTTCGATGCAATTTCAAGTGTACCACCATGAACGCCTACCAATGGTGTAAAATCTTTTATAGTATTTTCTTCAACAAAAAAGTATAATGTATCGTGGAATAAATTATGTTTTTTTGCATATACATAATCCATCATAATTTTGGCAAAATTCAAATTTTTATTACCATGAAAATAAAGTATATTTGATTTGTTCTTTGGAACTTTTTGCCAACCATATATTTGTCCAAAATTTTTAGCCGTATCTGATTTCCAATATGTCAAAAAATGTTTCATAGCATTTGGTTCATCTGAAACATCAAAGTTTGATATTGGTAGAAAATTATCAAAACCGTGTATTGATCTTAACAAATTATCTATACCTTCGTCATTCCATTGAAAAAGTTCCATATAATTTTCCAATGGAGTTTCTTTGTATATTTTTATTATTTCATCAAACCACCATTTACAATCTTTGTTGTAAACATACATACATACATGAGCAATTTTACTCATCATTCCAACGCCAAATTTTCTATTTGCATTTTCATTAAATAATTGTTGTTTTTGATTGCCGTTTGAATCTCTGTAATACCCTATGAAATTTGCCTGAACGTGTGTGTCTGGTATAGGGTAATTTTCTATTTGTTCAAAATATTTTTTTATATCATCTATATTGTAATTTACAATAACATCACCATCCATCCAAACAAAATTTTCAAAATTTTCATTTAATGATTCTATACAAGCATATTGTTTCCAATACCACCTATCATGTATGGAATATTGAGGAATTTCTAATCGTCTTGATATTACATTTGGATAATCAAATGGTACGTCACAGTCTATACCATATACTATAACCTTTCTATTTGAAAATTCTAATAGAGACAAAACAAATTTTTCTATTAGAGGCATATAATTTTCATTACCGCAAGTAACAAATGCAAAATCATCAATAAATTCTTTTAAATTATTTTCTTTTATATCATCTTCTTTTTTTTCATAAAGTTCGTGAATATATTTTTTTGCAATCATTGCAGCATTTTCCCAAGAAAATTCTTTACGAATTTTTTCAGAATCTAATAACGCATTGACTTTATAGGAATCATAATTTTTGTATACATCCCTCATTATCAATTTTAAATGGTCAAAATTTGGCTCACAAAAGTTTCCAGGAGCATCTTTAATCCATGATTCTTCATTATCAACAGATGCTGGAACCTCCCCTTTTATTTGTATCGGTATTCCTTTATCTTTTGCAAACTCTAATTGTGCACCCCAATTTGAATAAGTGGATGGAATGCCACACGCCATGGCCTCAATCAATGGCAAATTCCAGCCTTCACTCCTAGCACATGACAAAAAACAGTTTACAGATTTCAACAATTCAACATAGTCATTTTTACTCATGTGATGAATTATTTTTATATTCTTATGTTTAATTCCAAATTTTTCGAGTCTCTGTTCGGTTGAAGTCAAACCATCCGTTGCGAATGGATTATCTACACTTATTATTAACTGAACATTTTCTTCCTCTGAAAAAGTTTCTGTGAAAGATTTTATTATTTCTTTTATCGATTTTCTATAATCCCATCTTCCAACTAAAAGAAATGTAAATTTTTCATTATTAACTTCTTTATCCAATGGTTTAAATAAATTACCGTCTACTCCTTCAGGAACTACTTTTACTTTTTCTTCTGAAATCCCTTGTTCTACTGTACACCTTTTTTGCCAATTGGATGGAACCCAAACTTGATCGAATTTTTTAAGATTTTCAAAAAATCCTTCGGGTTGTCTTGTTGTTTCCCATACATTATATGCTATTTTTTTACCAGAATAATCTTCATAAAAATACCGATGTGTATTATCATTCAATACGATATGGACATCCGGATTACCATTATTTTCATATTTTGTATACAATGGAAATTCTTCATCACCGTTAGGTGTCCCAAGTGTCTGTTCTACCAAAATTTTTTTTAACTGATCATCAATATATGATTCATTATTATGTGGTTCGTCATTCATGTAACCAACCCAAGATGAACCAACTGTCCAATTTCTAACTTGAACTTGAAATATCTTATTCAATTCTTTGAAAAAATTTCTGGAGTGAGTATTGTATCCAGTTTCCCCAATGATAGATGTGTGTGCTTTCACTACTATTGACATAAACAAAACCTTTATTTTATTATTTTATATTGTATTACAGATAAATCCAAGCATTACTACCGGAGGTCATAACGCTTCCTATTTGAGGCAAATTAGTTTCTTTTGTTCCCGATGGAATAACTAGACTTCCTGTGAATGTGTTAATACCATTGAATGATCCAGTTCCATCGGTTTCGAGATTAAAAGTTTCAAGAGTTCCAGATATTGCTAAATTAGTTACTAAAGATCCAGTCCCATCTAAAAGAGTTTTATCATCAACCGGATCAGTTTGCATCAGACGATAAAATGATTCTGATATATGTAAATTACTAAGATCTCTTTGTGTACTTGACATTTAATTCTCCATATTTACATATAAATATAGAGTAAAAAATTTTAAGCATATATTTTTGAGTAACCATTTTCTTTTTTTATTTCAATTTGACTATCAACAATGTCCTTTACAACATCAATATGTGAAATCAATATAACGAAGTCAAATTGTGTTTTTAAGTATTCCAAGAATAAAGAGAAGTTCGTTAAAACATTTGGATCCATAACACCTAATCCCTCATCTATTGCAATAAAGTTTGGTCTAGGTAGCGAAGAAACTTGAACTAACGCATTTCTGATTGCAAGAGATGAAATAAATTTTTCCATACCACTTGAAAGTTCTAACGGCCAGAAACGATCATCGTCATAAACTATGTAAGTATTTATACTTTTTCCATCCGTATCAAATAGGACTTGGAAATCAACTATTTGTGCAAGAATGTTATTCGTTTCATTTTGTATTCTTGGCAATGCTTCAGCAATCAATTCATATGGAACACCATTTCTATTTACGGCTTTCAAATAATAGTCGTATGCATAAAATTCTTTTTCCAATTCTTTTAGTTTTTCCAATGATCTCTCACAGTCAGTGATTACTTGTTCATTCAATTTTAAGTGACCACTTGTTTCTATTATTTGTTCTTCTATTGATTTTATCTCTCGAAGTATATTTTGTTTATTTTCAGTAATAGATGATATTTCATTTTTTACCCGTATATTGTTTTCAACTATTAGTTTATTATTTTCTATCCGTTCTAACTTTTCATTTAACTTCTTAATAACATCATCCGATTGATCCTTCTCTTGTTTTTTGTCCAAAAGATTTTTTTCCAAACTTAACATGGATTTTTCAGTATCAGAATGTTCTTTTTTATATTGTGTCAATTTATCAATTAAATCATAAACAGATTGATTCAATTCTATTTCATTTTTTAAGTATTTTATTTCTAGTTTTAACTCATCCCTATCCTGTTCATAACCCCATAATAATCTTTTTGCCTCTTCGGCATCTTTTACAAAAACATTATTTACACAGAAAGAACAATTAGGATCATATTCATGGTTTTTCAAATTTTCTATTTTTTTTAAACAATGATTCAATTTCAACTCTGCACTATTTAATTCCGATTCTTGCTCCGATAAGAATTTTATTTTTCTATCTAAGTATTCTTTTTTGTCAAATAGTTCTTCTTCGTTTAGTTCCAAAATATTTTTTTGAATTTCATTTGATTTGTTTTGAAGTCTTACTAAATCCAATTCAATATCCATCATTTCTTTGTTCAAAGAAAGCAATTTATTTTCCGTATTTTCTATTTTATGTTCAAGTTCATCAACATTATCGGTATCATCAATATCTTTCAGTTCAACCAATTCTTTATTCAACTTAACAAGTTCATCATTTATTCCCTCAGCAGTTTTATTCAAATAATCCTTTTGACTTGTGAGTTCATCCATTTTTTCAAAATACTCTTTGTATTTTATTTTTGAATTTGCAATCTTTGTAGAATAATCTTGTTTACCAAACTCTTTTATGAGTGCCTGAACTTCTTTTACTTCATCACCTGCAATAGAATTTAATTCTTCAAATAAATCCAAATCTAAAAACTGTGCAAGTAAATCTTTTCTCTCCCTTTGTGCCTTATCAACAAAATTCGTATTGTTTCCTTGAACGGACATTGCAGTTAAAATAAAATCATCATATGTTCCGATGTATTTTCTTATAGTAAAGTTCGTTCCATCTCTATCTTCACCATTCAAGGAATGTTTATCTCCATCCTTTATGTAATAGAAATTTACAATTACTTTAGCATTTCCCTTTTTATCTCTAGTTGCAGTTCTTTCTATGTAGTAATCAATTTCACCAATCATAAAATGTAATTTACATTTGAATGAATTTTGTCTGTTATTCATTACCTGTGATGCCTTAAATGTTCTTGAACATTTATCGAATAAGCAAAACATCAAAGCATCTAATATAGAAGACTTACCACTTGCATTTGGTGCAAACAATCCGTATATTCCATTCATTCCATCAAAATGTATTACATTCCCTTCACCATAAGAAAACATATTATCAAATTCAAACTTAATTGGTTGCCAAACAACATTTCTTACGATGTCAGTATCTTTCAATTTTCGATTTATCTTTTCATTTATTTCTTCAATCTTAATTAAGATTTCATCTGTTACATTAAATCCTTTTTTTACAAAATCCCTAATCAATTTGTTTTGATAATCAATGTCTCTAATATCACCAATAATGTTTTTTGTTTGGGTATTTGCAGATGTAAGTTTATTACTTACTCTCTGAACTCTAATGTCAATAACATTTATTTTTGTTTTTATATCCGTTATGATATTAAACAAATCGGAGTTAGATGTGTTAGTTGATTTTATTCTTACTATGTTATTTTTTGAATAGTTTGAACTATCTTTTTTTATTTTACCGTCTTCAACTTCTATTGTATGGAATGACCAATCATTTTTTATCTCAATAAATTTTGACTTACCGTTTTTAATATCCCATTCGATTATACCATGATTCAATCCCTCACCAAAATTCTGTTGAATCAGAGAACCTGCATAAGCAAATTTACAATCTACATCCAAATATTGAAACTTATGTATATCACCAAACATACCATAATCAAAACCATCAAATTTTTCCATAGTCAAACTTTTATTCTTCATAAAAGTTCCCATGTCAGTAGATGCCATATCTATTGCACCGTGAAACAATACTATTTTTGTGTTATCCCCTTCAATATCATCCGGTGATATAAAGTTTTCTGGTTTTTCATAAACAGAATTTAGAACAAAGTCTATATTTTTTAATGTGTAAACACCGGTTTCTTTCAAATAAAAAAGATTATTGAAATCACTATCTATCAAAGAAACTATCGGTGAAAGTGCATCCATTCTAGATCTATTATTTAAATTACAGTCGTGATTTCCCGCAATTAAAATTGTTGGCGCAATACGTGAAAGTGTATCAAGAAATTCAGTAACCAAATCAATCAGTTCTGGAGTCATATCTGTTTTAGAATGAACAATGTCACCTGCCAGATAAATTATTGTATTTTTATTTTCTTCAACTTTGAGTTTACAGAAATCATACAATTTTTTAAATACACTACGATATTCGTCATGCCGTTTGTAATTACGAATGTGGACATCTGCAATATGTATTATTTTTTCTACTTGATAAATGTAACCGTTTGTCTTTAAAATTTCTTTATACATACATTATCCTCTGTTTAATAATATCGTAACTGTCTGTGGGTTTTGTTTCGTTTTTAACACCAACGAAATCTTTGAAACCCATTTCATTTATATCTTTTTGTTCCATTTTAACCATTGACACTTCAATGCCTTCACATAATAATTTTGATGAAATTTTTATTGAATCATTTAATGCATCATTATCAAGTGCAACAATTACTTTTGGTGGTTTACGCAACAATATCTTTTCCATAAGTCTCGGTTGAATTATTTTGCCAAATAGTGGAATGGCATTGTACCTAGCAGTAATTGCATCGAACACACCTTCAACAAGTGTAATGGGTTCTTCCCAATTTATGAAACTTTCAAATCCAATAACATCTTTGCTCCATTTTGGATTTTTATATTTCAATTTGTCTTCTTCAAATATGGAACGAGAAACGAAAAAATTTATATTAAAATTTTCATCGTAAGATGGGACTATAATTCTACCAGAATAATTACCATTAGGACAATAACCGATACCGTATCTCAAAATATCGGTTCTACCAATTCCTCTGGATTTCAAATAATTCAATGCCTGTTTCATTTGCATCTTTATCTGAATATCTTTTATCTTTGGAAACTGATATAAACTGATAAATTCTTTTGGTAAAACTAATTCTTCTTTTGTTTCGGTATTATTCTGAATGTATAGGTTTTTTGTTTTGAGGATTTTATTAAGGTCTTCTTGGTATTGTCTACCAACTTTTAATTTTTTGAAAAGTGAAACTATGCTTCTACCCTTAGCATTACTAACCCAACAATGCCATGGGTTTTGTGCATTGTTGCTTACAGATAAGTCTATTTCAAGTTTTGGTTTGTAGTGGGCTATGAACGGTGAGAAGAACGAATAATTGTTGCCAGATGTCCGTCTACCTTTACCGAGAACTTTTTCTACAAGCGATAACAAATCGTAGTTAATCATAGATACACTTTATGTAAAACAATAATTGTCACAAATATAGTAAAAATTTGTGACAATTACAAGCATTTTATTATTTAAATATATCCTTTCCTACCATCCAACCACTTTTAATCTGTTTAACTTGAAATCCCATTTTTGATGCAATTTTAGGAGCTATCATTGAATGGAGTTGCCCTGATACCGGACGTTTAGATGATTGAAAATATACATATTCCACTCTATCTGCTTTAAGTTTAGCAGCAAGAATATCTACAAACATATTTGAAACTTTTGATATTGTAGATGAATCCAATTTTCCACGTCCCTTTGTTTTTGTATCATAACATAGACATATGTAACCATAATCATCAAATTTGGATTCAGATGTTTTATCTTTCCATAAAGTATCAAGTAGTTGTTTGTCTGCAGGTGTAATATAGTCTAATGGGAGATTCCCAATCTTTATTCTAAAATTTTTGCCATCTGGACCAAGAAATATGCCGTTGAAGCCGTCTACCATTGGATCGGTTTCCCATTTTATTTCTCCTTCTACGGCTTCTGTTAATATGTCTTTAAGTTTCAACATATGTTTTCTCTCACTTCAATTTAGAAAAATTATTTCAGTTTACAATAAATATACATTTATTTTTTTTTACAAATCTAAACATTCATCCAACCATTCTTGAGGTATTTCTTTTTTTGCCCATAGCCAACCCTTCTTATCACAGTATTGAGCATAAGTTGTTTTACTTCCCTTGTATAGCTTTGCGTTTGGATTTTGAAATACAAAACGAATATCTATATCTGGATATTGTTCAAATACTAAATCAAATTTTAGTCTGTCTGTCTTTACCCATCTACCCTTTGTTTCAACATACATTTTTTTACCACCTCTTTTTATCATCACAAAATCTGGAGTGTATTTGTGTTTTGTTTCTGGTTGTATGTATGGTAATTTTTCTGTTTCATAACCAAAAATTTTATTGGATTCTTTTAATAAGTCATTTATATTTTCTTCCAATCCACTACGGAATCCGTGTTTTATTGCAACTTGATTTCTACGCATTTACATATCAAACCTTATTATTATGTTTACATCTATATCTTTTCTTTTTTTAAGTGGTGTTGCTAATTTAGCAACTGCAACTAAATCGTGATTATCATTGTACAGACCTATTGTGGTTATGTATGGTGTAAATTCTGAATTTGTTACATATGGTTTTGTATTTATTCTATTTGTATATTTTGTCAAGGATGACGGATTTTGTGTAAAGTTAAATTTATGTTTTTCAATACTACAAACAATTTCATGTTCATATATTGTATTTATACTTTTAAATCCCCCTTCAAAACCAAACTCAAAATTTTGATAGTCAAATATTCCATTTCTTCCTAAAAATGCGTTTTTATATTTAGGTCTTGGATCAGAAACTATTACTACTCCGGTTTCATAATAAACGTTTCCAATTTCTTTTCTTTGATAAGCATATCCGTATTTTAAACTATTATCGCCCAAATTTTGTATTTCATTTTCATTTAATGCCTTGTTAAAAATTCTTATTTCATCAAGTGATCCAGAAAAATTATTTTGAGTTGTTCCGTTTCCTGCTATGTAAAATTTATTTTTATTTTGAACATTACTTATTATATTAACGTTAGTTGAATCGTTCAAATTTCCATCTACCCAAACTTCATAAACACTTCCAGTTTTTTGACAAACAATATGATGCCATTCGTTAGTTGATAATTCATTTGAAGAAACTGTTGATGTTAATACGCTATCACTTTGTTTGAATTGTATTTTGTAAGGTTCTGCATTTGTTCTGTTAGTTAATACAATATCAAATGGATATTGTTTACTTTCCATGTTGCTATCTACTGAATATACTCCTGTTGTACTTGAATAAACATCTATTGGTTTTATCGTTTTTTTATCAAAAATTGGATTATATTCAAATGTTTCTATTGATTGTGTTGGTGGTATGTTAATCCAAAAACTAAATGCAAAATCTAAATTATTCGTAAAATTAAACATTTCATTATCGGTTACTTCTAGGTATGAACCGCTAAAATTTGCACATACTCCTGATTTTTCTTGTGTATCAGTTGTTGGTATGCCATCGGTATATGATATTTTTCTTTTATTTATTACCTTTACTTCATTCAAATTATTAGACCAATCTAAAACATAATCAAGTTTTGTATTTACAAAATTTGTTTCTCTATATTTTTCATTGAAACCAACATACAACATATTATATCTGTGGTCTATTATTTTTGTGTCATCTATTGTTGTATCTACTATATTTCCTATACCGTCATCAACAACAACATATTCATACACATCATCAACTGGATTTATATTTTTTAGTCTTAATGATTCTTTTTTTATTATCTCACCGGTCATTTTTCTTGGAAAAATTATTATAGATCCGGTAGGTGAAAGATAGTTGTTTGTATCAAAATTTGTTTCATCAGCAGGATTTTTGTCCGTTCTATAATCTCTGTAATAATTGTGATCCAAATAATACCATAAAATTTTAGGATCTAATGGTTGGTGTTGATATGTGTTTTGATACAAAGATGATGAAACATTTAATATATTTCCAAAATATTTGTCATTTTCAGGATAGAAATATCTAAAAACGTTTATTTTTTCTGCATCCAAATTTGATATATTGGATCCTTCAGTAACAATAATTGAAGTTGTTCCCAACTGCTGAATCCATGCCTTTATAGCATTAAAAAATGAAAAATTTGCAGTAGACCAAACTATATCCACTATTTCAGTTTCTTCGTTTGCAAAGTTTTTAACATCATCAGATGTAAATATCCAAGTTTTGTTAGAATTAAAACCTCTAACTGGAGTTGATGATCTATTTTGTTGATTACCACCGGTTGATACGGATCTAACGGTGTAATCACCTATCCTTATTGGATCATATATTATATTTATTCCTTTTGTATTCATTAGTTGGATTTTATTCTAACGTTAAAAATATATTCTTCACTACTATCTTTTAATAACGGTTTTTTCAACTTACCAACAGCTATTAAATTTCTGTTATCATCATACAAACCAATGGTTGATATGTACACCTTTGAAGAATTGTTTAATCTATCATAGAAAATTTTTCTAGTAGAGCCGCTTATGTATGTATAATTATTCGTGTAATTAAATTCATTTTTATTAACTCTACAAAAATAATTTTCATCTGAATATTCTTCTGCAGACCTTACATACCAATATTCGTGATTTGTTCTTGATAAATTTGGTGCACAAGAAGAACTTAAAGATACGAATAATTTTTGTATATTATCACCATTAAATGATCCTGTTACTGTATTAAAATTACAATACTTGTCTAAAATTTGAGCATCTAATAATATAAGACCCCTTCTTGGAAATACCATACCCCAAGATTCTGATTCATCGTCTTCGTATTTTAATCCATCTTGTTGTGTTCCTTCTACTAAATTGTAGTATTCTTCTGTACCAAACATTGATGCAGAATATGCAGTCAATGTCTTACTATCATCTATCAATTTGTATATTATATTTGAATTTTGATTGGAAGAAAAATTACTACCCGTATTAAAAGTTTGATTTAAACTTGAAGATATTGGCGAAAAAGTAATTTGCATATTTTGACTATCCAATCTATCTCGGAACAAATCTCTATTAAATTCTATTATGTAAAAATGATCAGTTTTTGGATTATTTTTAAAAACCATATACTCTTGATTTCCAAAACATTCTGCCAAATATTTTTTGTATAAAGTTTTTGAAGGCAAATGTTCTGTGTCATTATTTAGATAGGATGATCCAGATCCAGAAATATGTGCATAAGCAATATCAAATATATGTTTTGATAATGGATTGTTAGAATTATCAGTATAAACTGGAATATAATAATTTAAATGACTACTTGGTGCAGAAGATGTATAAAAACTACTATTTCTATCTAAACCATTTGAAAAAATTGGTTTAGTTACAAAAACCGTTTTTGATTTTGCATAATCTGTTGCAACATTTATTGATTTTAATGTTAAATTTGTTGCAGGAACTATTTCAACAACATCATTTAAAAATTGATCAACGTTTTGTAATAAAGTTTCAGGCGGATTTTGAATACTAGAAGTAGTTACTGTAATAAAAGATGTGTTTGGATCAACAGTTAATGTAAAAGTTCTTGCCATGTTATCAGGAAAAAATGACAATCCATCTTCTGTTGCTATAAAAAATGGTTTAGTTTTAAATAAAGTTCCAAATTTATCCTTTGATATTTCTATATTTTGTCTTGGTGGAAATCTATTGTTTATCTGAAAATTAACATATTCCTTTATTAAGGAAAATACTTTATTGTTTATTATCATCTTATTTGTTGGAATCAATTCATCGTATTTTGTTATCAAAGGATTTATTATATTTATATTTTCTTGTATTGATGATGTCTCTGCAATCAATTCTACATCAACAGGAATATTGTCCACCTTATTTATTGTGAATAAAGAGTTATCTTCTATAATATCCATGAATATATTTGTTGCAACCACATCGTATACTAAATCTAAATCGGTAACTGATGGATCCATTCTATACAACTCTTTTTTGTATAAAATGTCTAAAATTTGTTCCTCTGTTGCAACTACTTGATTTGAAGGATTTTCTAAACTTATATTTTTAGGTTTTAATGATATTAAATTTCCATAATTTTCTTTTTTTTCATATTTTTTATCAATAAAAATTTCTGGATTATATGTCTTTGTTGCATCAAAATAATTTGTTTTTTCTACAGATCCAGACAAAAAATATTCGTGTAAATCATTTAATGTTCTATCCGATACAAGAAATACAAAATTTGCATATTCTGCACTTCCAGTTTTAAAATAATCAGAATACACTAAATTGTTTGAGTCATTATTATCAACAGAAAATCCATCCCATTCTGAAGATATTTTTATTTTACTGTTATCCATATTATCAGGATATTCAGAATCGAATAAAAATAAAGTTTGTAGTTTTTTAAGAAAATCGTAAGAAATTTTTGTATTACTTTCTACCATTCTTAAATGTTCATCACTTAAATGGTGTATTTTGTAATATTTTTTTGAAAACCCCTCATCATATGGAATTTTTTTACTCAAATCATCCAAAACTGCATAAGTTTGTTCCATTGTAGGCCAATGTATATTTGAATTTGAAGTGAAATATATTGACTTCAAACAATCTTCTGCACCAGGCGGAATTGATCCAGAATCGTATATGTAATTACTTCCTGATATTTTTTCGTTTACACACGTTTCTGTATTAGTTTTGTTAATAACTTTTATAGTTTTTCCGATATTTTTTATTATCAAATTTGTTGTGGGCGATGAAGGTTTATCGGAACTAAATTCAACAAATTGTGGATTATCAGTATTTGCGTTTTCAATTTTACTTTCAAGTAATCCAGTAACAGGATTTATTACATATATGTTATTATTTGGAACATTCAAAGAAACATTTTTACGTAGATTATCACCATCATTATCGGCTCTTTCTTCCAAAAATGATCCTATAAATCCAACTTCTATAACATGAAATTCTGTTCCCATATTACCAATTCAATCTTATTTTTATCAATATGTCTATTTCTGGTGTCTTTTTTACGGGTTTACTTAATTTTGCAACAGCCAATAATTCTTCCGCGTCATTGTAAAGACCAACTGTTGTTATGTATGTAACTGGATTATACTTAAAAAATTCATGTTTGATTACATTATTATTATTCAATGTATCATTAACCATTGTTGGATTATTAGAATAATTTGAAGTTCCAGCACTAACTCGTATGAAATAATGATTTGATTTTTTATTACTTGATCCTCTTGCTTTCATTTCATACTGATTATCATGTGCATTTTTTATTGAATTAAATAATTTTAATGCATTATTTGTATCAACATTTTCAGACAAATTTGTTTCAAACGAAAGGTTTTCATCTAATTTTTCTGCATCAAAAACGATTAAACCAAGAGCAGGATATACTTTACCATAAGTTGTAATATATGAATTTGATTCCAAACTTCCTGTTCCAGAATCGTGTATTCCATATTCTAAACTTCCACTTACAATATCAAAATATGAAAATACATGATCATTTGTAAATTTATCTTCAAGTATATCTCTAGAATTATCTATAAAGGTCATTATTTTTGATGGAGTTGAAATATCTGATAATGCAATTTCAAAATTACCAGGATCCAATCTATCTGATAATGAATCTCTATTAAAGTTTATGGTATAAATATCTTTTCTACCACTTGTCAATGATCCACTTGTATAAGTAGTAAATTCTGTTTCCGATGATTCTAATGCCAATAAACGGTTTTGACTGTATATTGCCTTTGTTGTTGAATCGGATGTTTCATATCCACTATAAACAGATCCAGAACCATATTTGTTACCGTAACCTACGGAATAATAAGAAATTGGTTTGTTATTTTTTAATACAGTATTATCAACTATATTGTAAACATATTTTTTAGATTTCTCATTTTGATACGAACTTGTAAAATGAGAATCAGGAGATTGATTACCATTGAACAAACCTTTTGTAATCAAATTATCTCTTCCTGTTATTATATCAGAACCCATTTTTAATGGATGAAATATTCTAATGGGGGATTGATCACAATCTGCTCTTTTTACTTTTCTATTTAATTTAATTCCAGGACCAAGACCACTATAATCTTGAATGGATAATACTTCTGCACCTCTAATATAGTCTTTATCTCCAGGAGAATTGTAATCTGGATATTTCATATAAATTTTTGTTGTTTGTAATTCATAACAACCCAAATTATCAGACATATCTACATAAGGTTCTTGAACTCTAGGTCTTTCTATCGGAATACAATTTTCTGTAAATCCAATTTCTGTTCCAGCAAATTCAACATCTTCCCAAACATCGTATATCGTACCTCTTTCATTGAAAAGGTTTTCATCAGGTCTCCATTCATATTCTGTGTACTCTGTTCCTAAACAGTCTAAAAGCAGTTCCCATCGTCTTTCCCAATTAAAACTACGAATATATGTTGCCTTGTAACCACGATAACAAGCATGATTTGGTATTTTTTCAGGAACAGATGATTTAGTAATCAATTTTATTATTGCATCGCCATATGTTTTTACATCGTTTAATTCTCTTTCAGATTTTATGTAACAACCTGTTTTTGGTTGTAAACAACTTAATCTACCATATGATGTTTTGGAAATAAATCCTGAATCTAATTCTTGTATTGTATTACCGTCTACTGATGATAATAAATCTGGAAGATTATTGTCTGTAATACCGTTTCTTCTTGTTTGTACGTTTTCTTTAAATCCACCATATATTTTTATATCACTTTTTGATTGAAACTCGGTTCTTACAACATTTGCAATATAAATCTCATCTCTAACATTTCCAGGTTCACATAAAGTTTTATTTGGATTTTTTTGATCAAATTTTCCCCAGTACGAATCGTCTGAATCTAATTCTTCTTTTATTTTTTGTATAAATGATCTAAATTTGAATAATTCATTTACATTTGTATTATCTAATAAAGCATTACTTGGATTTAATAAATTGGTTGCATCTTGAAGTCTATCTTGTCTTGTTAATGCTTTCCAAGTTAATACATCGTTTATTTGTTCTGTATCGTAGTAGTATTGATATGATGGTCTTAATCCTCCAAGAAAATCATCACATCTCTCATACCAAAATGATCCAATACCATCTGCAATTACAACATTTTCCAACAACAATTTTTGAATTTGGTTTTCTTGACCAAATGGTGTATAACATTGCCAAATATCAACAACAAGTTTTGCACTATGTTTTGTTGCTTGTTGATCAAAATATGGTGATTTTATATCTGGATTATTTTTTGAAGTTACAGATACTTCTCTTACATTTTTAATAGTTAATATTCTTTTTGATCCAGTTTTTTTCTTACCTAAAACACTTTCAACTCCTGGATCTGGAATTGCCTTTCCTTTTCCAAGTATTGAAGCAGAATTACTACCCTCTGTTGCATTACTTGTAAATTTAATAGTTGATGTGTAAGTAACTATTGCATTTGGTGTAAAAGAAACTTCTAAACTTTTTGTTTCACCCGGTTGAAGTATTATAGGACTATCATTAGATATTTCAGGCCAATTATACGGTGATAAAACTGCATAAGATGATGATGCACCAAATCCACTATATCCAGTTATTATTAGTTGATCATTACCAGTATTTTCAATTATTATAGGTAATACCGATGCATTACCTAATTGAACTTCATCAAAATTTACACCTCTTACAGTTATTATTGGTTTACCTTCTGGCAAAACTATTACATCTGCGGGTGGGGTGTTTAATTTTGTATCTATATTATTTATAGATTTTTGTATATCTATACTAATTGCTTGCAATAAATTTATTATAGGTCTTGATGTTATTGATCCAGCAGCAGCTCCTTGTGATATTCTGTTTGTTTCATCATTTATGAATACTTCAGCAACTGCATCAACATCTTCTTTTGCAGAAGACAATGAAGATCTTAATTGTGTCAGATTTTTTGGAAGAAAATTTGATAAATCATCTAAAGTATATCCACCTACTGGAAGACTTTTTATAGTTTCAATATTTGCAGGTGTTAAACCAATCGAATCAATTCTAACTTGTGTATTTTGTCCGTAATTTGCCATATTTTTCTTCTATTAGTAATCTAATTTAATTTTGATAATCATTTCAGAATCCGATGTTTTACCAACGGGTTTTGACAATTTAGCAACAGCAAGTAAATCTCTTTCATCGTTATACAAACCAACAGTTGTAATATATGTTACATTTCTGTAATCATCACCAGTTGCAAGCATTAGTGGTTTAATATACTGTTCGCTTCCTGTTTGATAGTAAGAAACATTATTACTAAAATTAAATTCTCCATTTCCAACTCTTGCAAAGTATATTGTTGAATTTATAGTTTCTAATGTTCTACCAAAAAATGCATTATTATTTGAAACTTCCATTGCACCACTTATAGCGTTAAAAAGTCTACTAGAGTTAAATGAACTACTACCAGTTGCAGGATTTCTTTTAGTATTTATTTTTGCTACATTATCTAGTGCATTTCCATTTAATACAATAATACCAACATCTGGATACGCTATACCATAAGGTGTTGCTGAACCGTCGCCTGTATAAAGACCGTCTGTTAAACTTCCACTATAAACGTAATAAAAACTTCCTCCAGGTCCTGTTCTTGAAAGAGAACTACCTAAAAGATATAATTCACTTATAGTTTCATCTACAAGTGTTGTTATTTTACTTCCAGAAACTTCACCAGTTTCAGCATCAACAGAATGTAATGATAATTGCCAAGATCCAGGTGCCAATTTTTCTTTGAATCTGTTTCTGTTTACATTAAGAACATAGATATGTTCCGATGTTTCCGTGTATGTGTTTAAGGTGTTTCCATTTTCATCCAAACCATCAAACTTTGAAACAAATTCAAAAAGATTAGTTTCACTTTCCAATAAAAGTTGTTTATATTGAGAATATAATGCTTTAGATTCGGAAACATTATTTCCTATTGTTGATCCATTAGATGATCCACTATTTACATAATCACAATATGCTATACTAAACTGTTTTTCTATTCTAGAGCCGGTTGTATTGTAAACATCTACATAGTATAATTTTTGTATATCTGATTGTAAAGAACTGGAGTATATCTTTGTTAGAGATACATTATTTCCACTCCACAACGGTCTTGAAACAAAATCTCGTCTATCGTATGCTATAGATCCTGTTTCAAATTTTTTAAAAACATAAGCCATGGTTTAATACTCTAGTTTTACAGTTATTGATAATTCACTATTAAATGATTTTTGTAATGGTTTGCTCAATTTAGCAACAGCAAGTAAATCCTTGTTTTCATTGTAAAGACCTATTGTTGTAACATAAACGTGAGGATTATACATAAAACTATCAAAATATGGTTTTCCAATTCTACCTTTTGTTGCATCAGAATTAACAAAAGTAGGATTGTTAGAATAATTCATTTCATCACTATTAACACGTATAAAAATAGATTGTTGGTGTTTTATTTGAACTGCACGAGCAACAAATCCTAAATTAACCGATTGAGCTGATCCACTCATTGCTGTAAATAATTTGTAACTATTCTGACCATCAATATTACTTCCACTTACAGTATTAAATGTTACATTATCGTTTAATTTTTCTGCAGAAATTATTATAGTACCGTTGTCTGGATAAACTTTTCCGTAATAATGTGGATTTGAAGCATCATATATTCCAGTTGCAAGTGATCCACTAACTAAATTACGAACTTTTGCGGGTTTTTCAGAATATTCGTATTGATCTATTGAATCTAATGAATCATCTATCAGAGATATTATCTTATTTGAAGAAGAAACTTCAACATTACTACCAGTGTATAAATTATTAGCAAAAGATCTACCATTTAATTCTGCAATATTTATTTCAAAATTACCAGGATCCAACTTATCACCAAATCTATTTCGATTTATGTTTATAGCATAAAAGTGATTTACTTCATCACCATTTTCTAGTGTAAATTTTGTCTCTGTTTCATCTAAACACATCAACTTGTATTGTGAGTAAATTGCTCTTGAAGGCGTATCGCTTGCTTGACCAACAACATCATAAGCGGTTGTTACATATTTTGATCCAGAACCGTTTATATTGCCGTAAGCAATAGAAAACATTTCATTTTCTTTTGTGTTTAATGAAGATGACATCCATATTTGTAAATAATATTCTTTTGATGCCTCATTTTGCACAGAACTTGTATAAAAACTTTTTAAACTAGCAATAGTTGGAGACCACAAACCTTTTGTATAAAGTGAAGTAAATATTTCACTTGCGGTGGTTCCAGTTAATGCCGCCGATTCGTTTTGTGCAACCATTTTAAAAATATTTGACATAAATTATCTCACAAGATTATTTTATCTAAAAATCATTACGTTGTTACAGCTTGTGTAACTTGTATTGGAATAACTATACGGGCACCTGTTTGGTTTCCGCTAATAATAAGTTTTGTTGTTGCAGTTGTTCCTATTGGTAATTCTGTTCCAGTTGCAACAATCGTAACTCCTTGTGATGCCGGAACATCTGATACACTAACTGATCTACCGGCCATCATTGATGTTTCCGTTGAAAATGTTGCATATGTATTATCTAAAATATGATAAGAATATGAACTATTTGGATCAGTAATTGTTCCAGTTGTACTTAATTGTATTGTTTTTGGTTTTACCAAAACACCCAACGCCTGTGTTCTTTTATTTGTTTCTAATTTAACAACACCTGAAGCGATTCCTGGACTTGTAGGATCTATATAAGGTATCTGTGTTGTTCCTGGTGGAAGTGTTATCAGTTTATATTTCAACGACTGTGTTTCATCTGGAACAGCTTCGGTTATTGGCATATTTTCAATAACAGCTCCATAAAAATCACTTCCTCCTGGATGTGAAGGATTCCATAAATCATAATCAATTTCATCATCTGCCAAAGCAAATTGTGTTATGTTAAATTGATTTCTACCTTTTGCTAATAATTCTCTACCTTTTTTAGTAAGAATAGCATCTACCGTTATTGTGGTATTATCTAAATAACCCATACGATACTCCTTTAAAATAATAACTTTGCAAATTAAATACAATACTAATATAAGTATGTTTTTATTGTATTTTTATAGTTTAATTTACTGATTTATTGTAGCAGGTATTGTTGTTTGTAAATTTGTTACAAAAAACGTTGATTGAAAACCAAAATCTGGACCCAAATTTGGTATCGTATCATTATCACCTTTCCACCAAAGAACCCAAGGAAATCCTCTAATATAATCTTGAGATGTTGGGTAATTTAAATACCTTTTTGTACCTTCTATAACACTTTCTTGTAAATACTGCGGCGTAAATAACTTTTTCATTGCCTTGTAGTTTCCACCTGAACCGGCTATTTCCAATGATGTATTTAATTTTATTATTCTCGGTGCAGTATCTATCATTCCATATTGATTTTCCGACTTAATTATGTTATCAAAAAATCCACCTCTAATTTCAGTTTTCCAAAATTTACTCTTTGGAAATACATTTATTTCTACCGTAGAAGAACCATTTTTAACATTTTCATATGTTAAAAATAATTGATCATTTAAATTATGTTTTGTAAACTCATAATTTTCACGAATAAGTGCATAATTTAATAAATTTGAATTTGCAGTATAAAGTGTCAATTCTGGTTTTATTGAATTTTTATACGGATATGGATAATCATTACATCCAAAAAATTCTCTACCTTGTTTTGCAGTTTCAAATGATTTTGGATTTATGTAATTTGATCCAAAAAATTTGTAATATCCAACATTTTTTATGTAATTCGTTTTATATTTTGGAACTATTGTGCTATAATAATTATGATTTTCGTATGTTGAAATTTGATTATATGTTGATTTTTTAATAAATGCAAGTGATCCAGATGTATTAAATATTAAATCTAATTTTGGATTATTTGTTACTTGTATCGTTTCGCCAATAACATTTTTATATGCCTTTGAATCGAGTTTCATTGTATAAGAAACTGTTTCCATTCTTATAGCATCTTCTATTAACTTTGTTTTTAGTAATGTGTTGTATGTCCTAAATTCTAATTTTGGACTATTACCTATTGGTGTATTTATTACTACTTTTTCTAAATTATTAACCTGTCCTTTTGTATGTAGATCTACATCCATGTCTCCAAGTTTTATCTTCTCATCCGTATCTGTAAAAACTGATGTTTCTATTGTTGTTTCTGATTCTATTAAATTTACATCTAACATATCACCTTCTTCAAACCCTAAAAACAAAACAGTATGTTTACTATCCAATTCTGCTGGGATTGCATTCGGGTATGGAGAAATTACATTTGATTCATAAACAAATCCTTCAGCGTAACCACTTATATTTTTTATTGCAGAAACTTTTGATCTTTCTAAAACATTTGGCTCTATGACTAAACCGAGAATTTCATTAGTTCTTGCAGGTAATGTCTGTCTTATTTGTTCAAATACACTAAAATCGAATTGTGATATTAGTGAAATGTAAGCATTAAAATCATTTCTATTTTCGTATTTTTTCCAATATTCATATGCAAAGTTTGTAAGGTCTGGATATTCATCTTTTGATAAATTATCATAACCACCCATGTATTCCGTTAAATCAACATTTCCTATTGCCTCATATATGTCTTCATTTATTATATGTTGTGGTGAAAATGCAACCATCAATCTATTTGAATCTGGTGCATTCATTTCCAACGTTGATTTTTCATAAGAATTGTTTATACTTAAAGCACCTGACAATGAAGCGGAATCTATTCTTATTTTTTGAGAATATTCTGTTGATGCACCAGTATTTGCAATCTCCATTAAGTAGGTTTCTGTAAAATTTTCAAATGAACTTGTTGTAAAACCAATAAAGTTTGCAACTTTTGATGAACTATAAAATGTATTGTTTTTTTGATTTGGATGTAAACTTTGAATACTTGATGTTATATTTGGATCAAAATACTGCCAGAATTTCCATTGTCCTTGTAAATCGTAGTATGAAGATGTTGGTGTATTTCCATTATATGATCTAGCTGCCAAAACGTGATTATCAAATGAAGAAGTTGATAACGGATTTGACCAATATCTAATTTCAAATACGGATCCAGAAAGTATTTTATTTGTTTCAAAATTTGATCCAGATCCTATGTATAGTTTTCCATCCCTATTCCAAGAATTATTATACTCTGGTTTTAATGTACCATTTACAACAATACTTTTTGTTTCATCTACTACAATTTTTCCATATTTTTCAGTTTTTAATATAAAATCATAAACTTGCTGTACGGAATTATCATCATCTGATATATTTCGTCTTATCATTATGTTTAATGGAATATCTTCATATATGTACTCATTGTATATCGAAGCTGATAAGTAGTTTGAACCACTTGCAAGATAAAACGTTAGTGTACCTTTTTCAATATCCGTTCCATTTTTATTTGCAGTTACGAACCAATCAACACCATTTGATGAACTTTTTTGAAGAATCGTTTGTATTTCATTTGACTGGTAATTGTATATTTTTTCAGGTTGCATTTTCCATCTAAATGTAACCGTATCAGGATATTTCCATTCATCATAATGATTTACTTTTTCCCATGGTATTTCAATTTTTTGATTTTTACCAGCAAGTGAACCTTCAAAATTTAAATAATAAGTTGATTTTTCATATAAATTTTTACCCAAATCGTAAGAATTTGGATTATATGCACCACCATATTCTCTTATTGTTAAAAGTGTTTGTGGTATTCCGTATGCGGCAAGTAAAGCTCGTATTCCTCTACTGGTTCCCTTTGTTCCATATATGTATGGTAAGTTATTTAGTATTCTTCTCCATACTTCTTTTGTTCTTTCTTCTTCTGTTTTATTGTATTTTTCACCGAGAACATTGTATTTTGCATCTACATTATCATTTAAACCAAGTGCATATTCCCATAATTCTTTATCACTTATATTAGATGATAAATCCCAACCTAAATTTTTTGTTACAATTTGTATCAAATCTTGTGATATTCCAGATTTTGGATCCTCTTTTCTTAAATGTTTGTAAAGTATATGTTCATTGTAAGTGTATATTATATCAAAATGTTGTCCTATCATGTTTACGAAAGATATAAATTGTTCATTATTAACATCTTCCGTAATATGACTTGGTAATACTTTACTCAATAAATTTGGATTATTTGCATCGTTATATTCTGCTAAAACTAAAGTTGCATTATACCAATTTTCTCCTGGAGTTTCTGTTGTTTTCCAAAATTTAAATTTACCATTTTTTGTTTTAATATCTTCGTTTGATGATATTTCGTATTTGGGATATGGTGTAATTAAATTTGTTTCTAAATTGAAAGGATCGTAGTTATATTGTTCATAATATAGCCATTTTTCCCATTCATCAAAACCAGTAATAAGTTTATCTTTTAAATTTTTTACATTTATTATATTAGTTTCTATTTCATCATATGAACCTGCATAAGATTGTAAATTACTTATTTGTGTATTATATGATTCTAACAGTTTCATTTTGTAAATGAAATTGTTTAATCTTTCTACTGCAGAAGAATAATAACAAAAATTACTAAAACTTGTAAAATCTATGTTTATCTGTATTGGTTTTGTATCACCGTAAACATATTTGTTTAATATTTCTTGTGATGTTTGTAAATTTGTTGATAATAAGTCATTCCAAGATTTAAAATCAGTTTCAGTTACAGTATTATATGAATAATCTACATTGTAGTTTGGTCCACGCAATAGATTTTCTGTATTTATAGTTTGAACTGTATCTGAGTGTATTTTTATATTATCAATGTAAGGTTTGAATATTTGAGTAGATAACCAACACTCGTATCTTAAACCTAAATCTAATGGTAAAGGATAAAATAGTTTTACATAAAAATAAGTTTCACTACCATCGGATGTAATATTTATTACATCAACTATTTTATTTTCACCAAAATTTAATACTATTGGTGGAAAATATGATTTTGGTTTTAAGTATTCTAATACAAAGTTTTTTAGTTTGTTTACTTCTGTTAAATCGTTTGGATTTGTTAAAGCCAAAACCAATTCTCGTCTATCATTAGATATTTCTGCAATAAAAAGTTTTGTTGCAGAAAACTCACTACTTATGTAATTTCTCAAAAAGTTATAGACAATTTTGTAAGATCCAGGTTGAACTACAAAATTGTTTAAATCTTCTTTTATGTTTAATCTAATATTTTGTGGATCATTTTCATCATCAACGGACCAATTTTTTATATCATACAGTGATCCAATATAACCACCGTCCCCATAAAATAGATGCATTTCAAAAGAATCTTTTTTAATATTATTCTGTGAATCATCCTTTACATTAAGAACTGGAACTATAACTCGTCTATCTTTTGAAATTACATATCTAGAACCACGAATTGGTATAGATGAGTTTAAAATTTCTTCTATATTTTGGTATTGAAAATTATTCATTAGATGTTTGTGTTTGTCAATAATGAGTTAATACTTTCTTTTAACAATTCGATTTCTCTATCTTTTTCTTTTATTAACATATCTTTTTCCATTATTTCATTTGCCTGTGAATATAATAATGTTTCTTTTTCTTGTGATTCAGACCTAACATCCTCAACTGTTTGTTCTAACTGTCTAACTTTTTCTTTTTGAGATACAACACTATCTTCGTTTAAGTTTATTAAATTTGTCAAATTAGTAAAAAATTGTTCTGCAGTTGTTAGATTTTTAAATTCCGAAGCCATGTTTGGATCCATTACTATACCGTCTGCTAAATTTCTTACCAAATTGTTATATTTGTTCATAATAAAATTTTCAGCATTTACAGCATTTTGTAATGATTTAAAATTTACGTTTACTGCATACTTAAAATCACTATAAGTGTATCTTTCGTCCAAAACTCTTATAGGTAAGTCTGGATTTTCATCTTTAGAAAAATCAATCATTATTTTTCCAGATTTGTCTCTTTCAATCATTGTTATTACCTCGTAACTTTAAAGTAGAAATTATTATCAAAAATTTGAACATTGTTTCCATTTTCTTTTTCTACTTTTATCAGTATTCTATAAAATCTTTCCGGTTGAAACATATTCATCCATAAATTAAAATAACTTCCTTTATCATCACAACTTATTTTTGTTCCAATATTTGAAAATGGTAATATTATTTCATCACTATGTGCATCTCTAATTTCATAATAAGAAGTTTCTGGTAAATAATAATTTATCAGTTGATAAGATTGAGTTGTATATGTTTTTTGTGGATATTTTTTATTTCCATAAATTCTTATTTTTGCTTTTTCTTCTTTTGAGTAATATTTTTTTAACTTAACATTTAAGTTTATATTTTCGTCTTCAATTTCTGATAGTGAACCTGTATCAAACTGTGAATCATCCCAAATAACTTGCAATCTTGGTACATATATCGTATTACTTTCTATACCAAAAAATTTAATGCTTGAAAAATACGATGGTAATGTTTCTACTGTACTGTCAAATTTTAATATCAATCCATCATTATCAATAGTTTTATTCAACCAAGAATCTACCATAGGTGTAATATCCATGTAAACATCTGAATTTTCATAGTAAAATGATTCAGAACAAACCAAATTATTGTAAGTCCACCATGTTCCACCACCAACTTTTGTATTATATGATCCAGTAACGTTTGGATTTAAACTTTGGGTAGGTTGCCATTCTGTGCCAACTGATTTTGAAGTTCTGTATTTCCAAGAAACACCGTCTGTTACATTTGGTCTTGAAGCATATTGTCCAGTTCCATTTATCCAAGAAGAACTAACTGGATAAGCATAAATTGTATACTCTTGTGGAACTTCTTTTACATCTGTTGTTTTTAGTGATAAATAATAAGATGCATCTGACGGTATTACTGATGAGTTCAATTTTTCTTCTAAATCAGATAAATTAAAATACATCAATATTCTACTGTTATATGTTGAGGTAGAATTTGTTACATTTTCGTGTGATAATTCTAATATAGAATCCAATCCAGTATTAAGTGATTCTGTTTTTTCATATATCGTTGCATCTTTGAACGGGTATATTGTGTATATCATTAGTATGTCCTTGATTTACCAACTATATCATTATCTGGATATTTTATCTCAAACATAGATGGATCCAATGATGGGAATAAAATGCCGTCTTTTATTGCAGCATCAATATCGTAAATATATTTTGAATATCCAAGTGTTTCATCGTGTAAATTATTTATTTTTATATTAACTACCGTTTGAACACCGTCAATTTTGTCTAATTCTGTGTAAAGATTACTTATCACAATAGGTTGATTTATCTGCCATTTTTTTACATCAAAGTAATCTTTTAATTTTTGAATACATTTTAAAATGACTTGATTGCCGTTTTGATTAGGTCTTGTGACTATTTCAAACTCAATACCTACGTTTATTATGTATGCATCTTTAATTGTTATGGCATCTGTAAGCATTCTATATTGATCTAGATACGTTTTTAGATTTTCTTTTGTTGCATTATTTACTCTTGTAAGTTTGTTATTTCTATCGTAACCTAAAATGTAAAAACTTAAACCAAATTGATTTTGTAAAAAATTATTTGCACTTGTAATATTGTATGATAATTCCGTATCTTTTACAACATATGCCTTTGATATTGATCCAAATTTTGATGGAAGACTATATGCTCTTATTATGTAATCTTCTTTTGTAACTGCTCTATTTTGTGATGCAAATTGTGCAATAGCATTTTGTCTAATTTCTTCTAAATCATCTGCATTTTTTCCGCCACTAGCAGGTTCTGGATTTGTAACTGCTAAACTGTTTAAAACTCTCTGATACAATACAGAATCCAATCCAGTCTCATCAACTATTACACTTTTTGATTTTATTTTGTTTATAGTATCACTAGCAACATTATCACCACTTCCACCACCAACACTATAAAATACTGTCATATTTGTGTTGCTTGGAGCAATACCATAACTTTTTGTATACAAAAAATTTGCAGGATTTAATTCGTTTGAAAAACCACTTGTTATGTTATTCAATGAACTACCAACTAAATCTGGATTTGGTATTAAAAATTCTTCATTAAAATTACTAACTCCAGATCCAAATTGCATTTCAAATAATCCATCAGCAACTTGTCTTGTTGTAAATCTTCTCGGTATTCTTCTTAACTTTAATAGATATGGTGTTCCGCCTCTATCTTGACTTAAAAATTTATCATTTCTCGGAATGTTTGGAACTGCTTCAAAAATTGTATCTTGTGCCAAATATGGCACATTGTACCATTTATTTCCGTCACTATCCATTGCATATAAAACTTCTATAAGAGAAGGTTCTTCTAATAAAAGTTTTCTATATGGAACAAGTTCTCCAATAGGAAAAGAAGTTGATATGACATTACCCGATACGGTGTTTACTGATTTTTTTAATAACCAAAATTCAACTTCACCGGTAACATCATTTATTTCAAAAGGTGTAACTTCAGTTGGATCCAAACTGCTACTAAATTTAAAGTCAATATAATCTGTTGTTCTGAATAAATTAGTGGTTGAGGTTGATGATAAAGTCATTCCCTCATCTATAGCAAGTGCATATCTCCAATCCGGAATCATAATCCCAAAACCATCATCAATAGATGGTATGAGTTGAAATACATTTACTTTAGCAACTGAAGCAATTCTGTTTCTTGGGATATAACCCATTGATTGTGCAATATTTATTATGTTTTGTCTTTCGGTTGCATGGGTTATCAAAGATTCTTGTAGAGTTACATCGGTGTAATACGATAAAACATCACCAACGTAAGCTGCCATTTCCAAGAACATCATTCCTGGTGCCGCTTCATTAAAATCTTGATATGTATTTGGAAAGTATGTTTTTGCAAAATCAATTAAATTTGATTTTATAGAATTGAAATCTCTACCTAAATACCGTATGTCTTTTTTTAATAAATCTGCCATTTATCGTTTCCTCATGTTATATCAAGATTACCAGATTCGGTAATTCCAAGTGTTACTGGCATAAATATATTTGTTCCAGATACATATAAATTTATTGTAATAATTACCGCATATCTAGATTCTGCAAATCTAGCATCATTTTTTGGATCAGTAATAATTTCTGCACTTTGTATTGCCACATACGGCATCCACCTATTTAATGCGGAACGCACTTCACCCATTATATTTTCTCTAAATTGATCTTCGTCTATTATTGGTTCAAATAAAAAATATTGTATATCTGTACCAAATTCGGGTTGCATTATGCGTTCACCCTTTTGAGTCCTAAACAAATTTCTTAAATTTTCAATTACTTGTGCAGTATTGGTGTATGTTTGATTAAAAATTCCATTTTCTGAATTAAATGGTATAGATACACCTATTGGTTTTAAATTTTTTAAATCACTACCAGACGGTTGTGTTGTTGGTTCTTGATATGTTTTACGTCTGTTTCTAATCAATTTTTATCTCCCTTTCTTTTCATCTATTTTTTTCATAAGGGCAGAATAATCTTTTGTTAGTGCAGACATTACTTCTTCTGGAACATCTTGTGGTGAATAACCATTTGGAATTACTCCCGTCTGATTTCTTTGAGCAAATCCATTTACCATATCCGATGTAAACATCATTTCATCATCATATTCCATACTTTCTTGCAAACTTTTTTTTGTTTCATTCAACAAATCTTGAATGCTAGAAAAACTATTATTTGTATTTTTAACAGTTTTTTTATGTTTTTCCGTAGTATTTGTTTGTTTTGATTCAATTATTTTAGCAATAGATTGTTCGTTTATTTTTTTATCTATTGCATATTCAATTTCTTCACGAATTATTTCACGTATTTTACTAAAAAAACTTTTTGCATTCATATAAATAACCACCTAATAAAGTTGTTTGTAAAACTATAAATATCAAAATACCTTAAAATTAGTAATTTTAATTGACAGGAACATTTATTCCAGACTTTATTTGTTGCATCCTATTTACTAAATTTAATTTTTGTATAATCAATGTTGCACCGTTAGGTGAAACCGCTATCTCAAAATGCATATCATCGTCTCTTCCTTTTCTAAAGTTACCGCCCCATTGAACACCATATCTTTTTATCAATTTTTGTATTTGTTCAACTTGATTTGGTTTATATGTATTTACCTTTCCAAATGGATGCCATGGGTGATTATAGTCTATTGCCGTTCCACTTGCATGAGTGCTCCACCTATCTGGTCTTTCTTCCATTCCAATTATTTTTCTATAATTAAAACAACTCGTGCTTTTCATTGGTTCTACTGATTTATGTAAATCATACAATAAATTGTAAAATATAGGTAAAACTTCTTTTGTACAAGTTATTGCATGTTTTAATCCTGGAATTCTATCCGTAACTAGTTGTTCCGCTTGTATTTCCTTTGTTGGTAATATTGGCCATCCGTTTGGATATGATGTTGTAAAATAATCATGTTTACCGTAGCTATATTTTGGTCTTTCTCCCGTGTAAGGAGAATTAGTCATTGATGTACTATAACTACCATAAACAGTAATACCAGTAGATCTACCCATAGGTATAGATGAAAAATCACTTTTTGGTGGCAATGAAACCATATCAGTTGCTCCTTTAATTTTTGCCTTTCTTCTTTTTATTAAAGGTCTTGATTTTATTATAGTTTTTCTTTTTTCACTTTCTGCGATATTTTTAAATTCTTCTTTTTCATTTTGATATTGTAATTTTTCAAAATGTGAAAAATCTTCCCAATTATACGGTTGTCTTAAAACAGTATTTTGATAATCAAAGTCTCTTTTATCTAACACTGGTAAAATATCGTATCTATCATCTATTGCTAAAATATCACTATCATCTACTGTATTAAATGTTTCATTTAGAACATTTGCATCTTCTTCGTTAATATTTACTTTTTCCGATTTTACTTCTTCAAATGGATTATCAAAAAAATTATTTTCGTATCTTGTAATTGGAATACCGTATTCTTTACAAATACTTTTCATTACTTCCCATTCTATTTCTACATATGGTCTATATTCTTCTATATCAATATATTTTGGATTTAATGGTATCAATCCAGTTTCATCACTATATCGTCTATTCCAATAATGATATAAGGAATTTCTTCTATTTTTCAATTCATCTTCTAAATTTTCGTTTATTGTTTTTGCAATAAGTTTTTTTTTCGTTTCTTCTTTTTTTAATGAATCAAAATTGTCATCAGGTTTTTGCATTACTAATATGTAAAATTTATTACAAACTCTTGCTTCACGTGCAAAGTTTCTAATAATAAACGTATGTATATCTCCTGAAGAAAAAACTGTGTTATTTGGATGATTATGTGATGTTATTATAGAATATAAACCATTTTCTTTTACATAAATTTTAATTTTTTCATAAACGGCATCACTTATTTTAACATGATTTGGAGAGTTTTGAGTTGATAATCCAAAGGAATTTCCTTCTAAATCTGTACAAATATTATATTCAACATTTTGAGAAGGGTATTCTTTTTCAAAATTTCTCATATCTTCAGAATAATGTCCATATCCTTTTGGTGGATCTATTTGTAAATTAACATCTATTCCGTTATCTTGTATTTCTTCTTCTTCCATTTTTTTCTCAATTAAACTTTAAATAAGAAATATTTTATCACTTTACCTTTTGGTAAATATTTTGTAAGTAATTGATTGTAAAATCCATCCCATTGTGATGGTGGTACAGTCTGACATCCAGCGGATGATGTTCTATCGACTGCACCTCTGTGTAAATTTATTCCAAATTTACCAGTAACTTCTTTTTTCTTTCCAGTAATGGGATTACCGTCTCTGTAAACAGTAAAGTTTCCATATTGAACTAATGCATTATGTGTTTTATGCCAACCTCTTACATACTCCCACACCCCTTCTTTTAATGTTGCAACACCAGCTCTTGTGTCTGGATCATCATTATACCCATACCATCCTGGATCAGTGTTAAAATTAAAAGCATACATTTCTGTTGGTAAAACAAAAAATAATGCATCATCATACAAACCCCTATCGTTTAATCCAGGACGTCCTGATTCATTTTTGTAATATCCACGAAGACCTACTAAATACGGATATTCTGAATAGTTGTTTGTTAATTTTACTATCTCTTGTCTCGTAGATGTTGGTCTTTGTGGTGGTATCATTGGTTTTCTGTAAACACTTGGGTATGGCTTTCCATCCGGTATTTCAGCAGCAGATGGACCAGTTGCTGTAACTGATCTTCCTGCTCCTGTATTTAATGATGCCTTTGCTCTTGCATCTGCTGCCTGTTTTTGTGCGGTTGCAGGATCAAATAATTTTAATTGAACAGCTATCGTATAACAAGTTTCATAAATATTTGCAACATCTTGTTCATATTTTGGTCTATTATCACTACCAACAATATAAGGACTATATGCTATTTTATTTGCATATTCTTTGTAACTTCTTCCTGCACCAATAAAAGCATCTTTATAGCTACTTTTTTGTGAAATCAAACGAGCATGATCATAAAAAGAATTTTGTGGTGACGAGTATTTTCTAAATGAACCGGCTGCCCCACCGATTCTTTCTCCAGACCAATATTCATTTGTTGATTTGGATGCCTTTATACCAAAAAAAGCATTACCTTCAGTTGCCATTTTAGAAGTCCCCCATCCAGATTCTTTTGCACCTTGTGCCAATTCTACTATCGGATCAAATCCATACTTACTACAAGCATTTACTGCATTTGTCCAATTATTTTGAACATATCTAATTTGTTTTTGTGAATATTTTTTTGATAAATCTGGTTTAAATCCAGCAGATGCCATACCAGCATAACCATTTCCATTTCCACTTGATCCAGGAAATGATGTACCACTTGAATAAATGTAAGAATTTGCTCGACTCACACCTATTGGTATATTTGAAAAATCTCCTGCCGGTGGTATTCCTACCATATCTTTTGAACTTTTTAATTTTGCCTTTCTTCTTTGTATAAATCTTAAAGGTGAAGTTTTATATGAATTTTCTTCATTTTCATTTATTTCATTTTTTGATTTATCTTCCGGTTTACCTTCATTCAATGACATATAATATTCCCAAGGATAAGCCGGTCTGAATGTCTCGTATATTCTATCAAAATCATCCATAGAATTGTAAATAGTTGTTGAGTCTTCAACTTCGTCTATACCATCTACAATTAAAACTTTGGGTATTGTGTATCTATTAGTTTCGTTTAATGATTTGTAATCATTATCGTTCATTGTGACACTATTTTTTTTTATTTCATTATCCATATAGTTCACCATTAACCAACATAAACAAAATGCCAATCTTCTTTTGGAGCATCTCCCCAATACCAACCAAATCTATCTCCATTTCTTGCAATCCAAATTTGAGCCTGCATTTGTTGTTGTATAGTCAAACCAAATCTTCCAGGATAGTCTGAAACATCAAATGCCTTACCAAGTCCATGATTTGAACCACCAGCGATGATATTTTCACGAGTTTCTGGAGCACCTTTTCTAAATATTGGTTTCGCAACATAATCTGGATCTGGATTATCAAACCAATATTGAATTTGTAAACTTAATGGTCTATAACAATTACTATATCGTATTATTACCCCATCAGCTGCAGCTGCTTTTTTCATTGCAATATAAGAAGAAACTGCTGTGTAGTACATTTTATAGGTTTCTCCTGTTTTTTCTCCTTCAACTGTCAATAAAACATTTGATGGCAATTTACCATTTTCGTATTGTATTGGTTTTCCACGAACTTCGCTTAAATTTTTTGCTCCAGGTAGCCATTTAAAAAACCACTCTTTATGTCTTTTTCCAGGAACTGATAAACCAATATCCTTTATATTTACTAATTTTGCAGTTCCAGTTGGTGGAACAAAAGGTGTTGCAGTTTGAAGTGTTCCTTTTTCTCCCTTATTTTTTGCTGTATTTAATAATATCGGAGAACCGGTAACAACATTTACCACAACACTTTTTCCGCCAACAGATATGGTAGTTGTTCCGTTTAATTTTATATTATTTCTAATCCATTCTGCTGATTTTTTTAAACTATCTATATGGCTGGATGAATTTATTATGTTGCTTTTTGGTAATAATACACCTATTTTTTTCTTGTTTGAAACTGTTGCACCTTCTGTATCACTATCCAATCCATTTTGCTGAATATAAAAAACTCTTGCAGGTTCTGATAAACTTTTTATCATATTTATATGTCTATTTGCATCATCAGGTCCTGGCATATATGGTCCTGCTATATGTATTACACTCCAATTAGAAGCAGGTTCTTGTTTTAAAACGCTGTACATATTCCCAGCACCAGCAGAAAATCCAACAAGTATTTTTTTACTAATTTTTATTGATTTTGAATTTAGAATAGTTAGACATTCTTTCCATCCATTTGCTGCATCGGATGATTTTTTACAGTTGTAAACATGAAAATTATTTAAATTATTAAATCCATTTTCCCAAACATAACCCTCTTTATGTTTACTGTTACCAACTCCTGGTAACCAAGTATCGTTTTCTATTGCAACCCCACCAACTACAAACACTAAAGGTCCATCTTTGTATTTATCTGAAAATTTTATTATACCATATGAACCGTTTAATGCCCTTTCACTTAAAGCATTTCCAGTTGCACCAAATGTATCATTAACACCACTTACATCTACACCACCAGTAGAATACCCTCCAAATCCACGATTCATTCCAGGTAATATCATAGGTATATTTGAAAAATCTCCCCTTGGTGGCATTTTTGCTTCATATTTTAATGGATTCTTTCTTCTTTTTATAGTTTTTGCGTCTGCCCCTTCCCAATTATACTCATTCCTTCTCTTAAACGTTTGTTCTTCTAATGAACTTATTCTTTCATTTTCACTATCACTGGATATAAAATCACTACCAACTTTTATTACGGTTGTTTTTTTAACAGACTCGCTCAAAGAAACAATATCGTTATCATTTATTTGTAAATTTTCCTTTTTAACTTCAGAGTCCACATAAGTCTCCAATTACATAGAAACAGATTTTTTGTTTACATATACAAATTTTGATTTTAATTCTTCTATTCTATCGGATAACGCCTGTATATTAGAGTTTATTTTTGTAAAGTTTGCTGCATTTATTGGTGTTCCGGAAGGACCAACTCCTGTTGGAACGGTTATTACCTTTATTTCATTTACTATCTGTTTTAATAAATCACATAAATCCAAAAACCAAGTTCCAGTAGTATTACCCAATAAAACAGGTTCATCTGCATTTAATCCAAAATTTATTCTTTTACTTTCAATTTCAAGTAAATTTCTTGAATCAATAGAAAAAATGTTATCTGACGAAAATGCAATGGCCTGTTTAGAAAAACCTATCAATTCTTGTTTTCTAGCATTTAATACTATTCTATCCGAAGAAACTATTGCTTGATTACCAGCATACCCATTTCTTCTATACAAATCAGCTCCTTTGTCCTCGATAGATACTGAAAACGTTGATCCTGGTGTAAATGGAACACTTTGTCCAGATGTAAGCCATATTCCCGAATCGTCTTCGTCTATATTCTCAAGAATAAATGTATTGTATAATTTATCTCTTTTTGGGTTTGTACCATTTGATATTATTATTATTGGATTTCCAGAAGCACCTGTTCCGTCTTTCCAATAAGGAGATAATGGGTATCTAGTATTTTCATTTATAGTTGAACCGAATCTTATAGATTGTCCAAATCTACCCTCAATCAATATATCTCCAGGATATGGTTGTAATGGGTAAACATCTAATCTTTCAGGAAAAAGAGGATCTATTGTACTTGTAACTTCTTCGAGTTCACTTGATTTTATAGTAACGCCATCTTCTGCATTTGTTCTAGTTTTTTCATCAACAGAATTTTTTACTGGCAACATTTCTGTTACTCCAGGCAAACCATTGTGATGTACAGAACCTTGTAAAGATACTGCATTTGTGTAATAATAATCTGATGAATTTCTTGCTGGAGAGTTATATGCATTTGGAGCTCGCATAACCATTACTATTTCGCCTGATATAGGAATGTTTTTTATATTAACATCTAATGGTTTAGCAACTATGATATTTTGATTATCATTTGTTATGTAAGGTCCTATAAGATTACATCTTATAGAATATACATATTCTTTGTTTAATCCGGAATAATCTACTGAAATTACTTGAGCAGGATATAAGTCATACTCTATTCCGTTAACCAGTATTTTTTGGCTGCTGTGTGTCAATTTTGTTTTCCTCTTGTTCTTCTTGGATTTCTTGAATACTGTTCAAAAGAGCTTCTTTTTCTTCATCTGTTAAGAATGAGGATTGTTCATCACCACTATCACCCATTGCCCTTTGAATGACTGCTGCCAATTTTACTAAATGTTCATCATTCTTAACTCCTACTTCCATAAAATCTTTTATAGCAGGTACTAATATAGCGGCATCACTTATGTTATTCAACATAGGTTTTAAGTCAGCAATAAGTAGGTTTATCTGACGATCTTTTTTCTTCTGATTTTCATAGATGTCTTTTAACAAATCAGAAAATTTTTTGTTTCCAAATATTTCAGTATCGAATTTCATATAGATAAATATATTAGTTAGTTATATTTTTTTCAAAATCATACCAGTTAATCTTTTCTATGTTTTTTCCGTCTTTATACATTTTGTAAAGTTTACCGTAAATAATTTTTATTTTATTTATTACACTTGTTATGTGTTGTGAATTTACACCGGTTCTTTCTCTAACCAGTATGTATATTGCCTTTTTGTTGTAATTTTCAATATTTTCTCGTGTCTTAAACAAATATAGAATAGTATCTGCAACTTGAATGTCTCTATTTTTTGTAAAAAATATAGTTAAATTCTTTTCCAAAATGGAACTGAATATATCTATAAAGTCTCTTTTTTCTTCGAGTAAATCGTTTCTAACTATTTCATTTATTATCACTCTTTCCGTATCTATTACATCAACAGAATGACTTCTTTTGTAATGATAATAATTTTTATTATTTTCAGCAATAAGATAATTTTTAGCAACAATAGAAAAATATGAAAATGCTTTACCATTTTCTGCTTTATATTTATTCATCTTTTCGTGTAAGAATGTAATTACTTCATGTTTTACATCCTCATGTGAAACATCAAAATTGTAAAACTTAAAACGATGAATCATTATTTCTGCAAGTTTGTAAAATGCAGGATGTATTTTTTGAGTATACAATATATTTTTTTCAATATCATCTTCTAATGAATTGTATAATACTATTGCATCTTCTGTTTCTTTTGTAAAGTAAACATTGGGTTTTTTAGGACTTCTTTTTTGTTTCATACGTAATAGTCCTTATCAAATTTTGCTTCAACTTTTGATTTTTCAATTATACTCTTTTTTTCATCATCTATTGGATTTTCACCAAAGTAAACTGCAATATCATTCATAATATCTTTCATTTCTTTGAAAAAATATCCAGTTTCATCATCTGCCTCAAACGAACCAATCCTATCTAATTGTCTTAAATAGGATTGTTGTGACCGTATTCTGTTTCGTAATTCTGTTAAAAACTTCTCATTTTCTAATAAAGCATCAACACTATCTTGTGCCATATCATCTAATTTTTCAAATTTTCTTGTTAAATTTATATTAACAAAAATAGAAATACTTAAACATATTGATAATACAATTATTGTTAATACCATATCAACCCCTCTTATGTTTAGGTAGAATTATTGTATCTATTACGCCTAAATCTAATGCATCAGTTGGTGTTATGTAATAATCTTTTATAGTTACATTTTTCCAAAATTCTATGTCTTTTTTTGAGTTTGATTTTAGTATTCCCAAAAGAATTTCTTCTAACTTTTCCATATGTTGAACATTTGCCTTCATATCAGATGATTTGCCATATATGTCAGAACTAATCTCATGGAACATTATTGTAGAATATTGTGAAGCAGCACGAACACCTGTACCGGCACATAGTATAAGAGCAGCAGCAGACATTGCCCTACCTCTACAAATAGTATTTACTTTTACATCAAGACTTTGCATATAATCTATTATTCCTAATGCTTCGTATACAGAACCACCGTCTGAATTTATTATTAGGTTTATAGGATCATTTTTATTTTCATCTTTTCTCATATGTAGAATTGCTCTAATACGAGTAATAATATCATAAAGTGATCCATCCATTATTTCACCGAATAAAAGAATTGTTGAAGCTTCTACATCAATTCCATAATCCATTTGTGTTGTTGCTTCTTTCCATTTAATAGGAATATCGTTTTCTGCATCTTTTGCTTTAACAACATAAGTTTCTTCTTTTAAGACTTCATTGTTATTTTCATCTTCACTATCATAGAATTGATCCATATAAAACTCCATTATTTAGACACTTCTACCCCGTCTATATCCAATAGGATTATAGTGTTCATCGTAAAATTCATTTTGCGGGATAGTATTAACTTCATCTAATATACTAATTTCTTTCGTATCTGCCAAATTTTTTTTTATTTTTTTTGATTTTTTAGGTTTTTCTTTTTTAATAATTGTAACAGCATCTGTTATTTGATTATCAACTATTTTTGATATTTCTTCTTTTATAGGTTCTTCTATAATTTCTTCTTTTATAGGTTCTTCTATAATTTCTTCAATATAATCTTCGTTA